TGCAGAGCGTACGGAATAGACCACATTACCATTTCAAGCACCTTCTCAGGGCTGATTGCAACCCTAGCCGAATTTGAAAAGCATGGCTGCAAGATGGACGGACTTACCAAGGTTAAGACAAGCTACACCGACTGGCAGACCGGCGAAAAGCAAATTCTACCAGCGATCTTGGTTAGGATTTAAGGGGGTTAGACCATGTGGAGAGAAGGTAAAATCGAAGTCGAGAACAGAACCATACATTACTGGATCAAAAGCTTTGACTTAGGCTCCCCTTACGGCATTGATGAAGGTAGAATTTCAAAACTGATGCTAAAGCGAGATGGCCAGATCATTGCAAACTTTGATAGAGGCTGGGACATTGAACCCATCGATGAAAATGCAAAGGCTGCACTTGAAGTTTTGATGAAGAAATACAATTAACAACAAGAGAAAAACGCATAACGGAATTGGGCTGCATAGCTCTTTTCCTCGTTACAGAAGACCTTAGGGTCTATTTTTTATGTCTTTTTAAAGGAGGTGTCCGCATATCCGAAAACTAAAGAAGTATAAACCAACCTCTTACATGGCCAAGGATTCTCATTACAGCAAGGAGATGGCGGACTATGCAGTCGGTTTTATTGAATGCCTCTCACACACCAAAGGAACCTGGGCAGGAAAGCCCTTTGAACTGATAGATTGGCAGGAGCAAATCATCCGGGATATCTTCGGAACTTTGAAGCCAAATGGCTATCGCCAATTTAATACAGCGTATGTAGAGATTCCAAAGAAGATGGGAAAAAGTGAGCTTGCGGCGGCTGTTGCCCTGCTCTTAACCTGTGGAGATAACGAAGAACGGGCTGAGGTTTATGGCTGTGCTGCAGATCGTAACCAAGCCTCCATCGTTTTTAATGTGGCAGCGGACATGGTTCGTATGTGCCCTGCCTTATCCAAGATGGTTAAGATTCTGGACTCACAGAAAAGACTGATCTACCAACCCACCGGAAGCATCTATCAAGTGCTCTCTGCCGATGTTGGAAACAAGCACGGCTTCAACACCCATGGCGTTGTCTTCGATGAGCTCCACACTCAACCAAACCGAAAGCTCTATGATGTTATGACTAAAGGTAGTGGTGATGCCAGGATGCAGCCCTTGTACTTTCTAATCACCACTGCTGGAGATAATCAAAACAGTATCTGCTGGGAGGTTCATCAAAAAGCACTGGATATCATGGCAGGAAGAAAGAACGATCCTACCTTCTACCCCGTCATTTATGGCGCAGATCTTGAAGATGACTGGTCCGATCCAAAGGTCTGGAAGAAAGCAAACCCATCCCTTGGCATCACTGTCAGCATGGATAAAGTAAAAATGGCCTACGAGTCTGCAAGACAAAACCCCGCTGAAGAAAATAGCTTCAGACAGCTTCGACTCAATCAATGGGTGAAGCAGGCCATTCGCTGGATGCCTATGGATAAATGGGATGCCTGTGCTTTCCCAGTTAATCCTGAAGAACTTAAAGGTCGCGTCTGCTATGGTGGGCTGGACTTATCTTCTTCCACTGATATTACAGCCTTCGTTCTGGTCTTCCCTCCACAGGATGAAGATGACAAGTATGTGGTTCTTCCATACTTCTGGATACCGGAAGACAGCATTGACCTTAGGGTTAGACGGGATCATGTCAATTATGATGTGTGGGAAAAACAAGGCTTCCTTCTAACTACTGAAGGTAACGTTGTTCACTACGGATTCATTGAGACATTCATTGAGGAACTTGGGATGAAATATAACATCCGCGAGATTGCCTTTGACCGCTGGGGAGCAGTTCAGATGACTCAGAACCTAGAAAACTTAGGGTTCACAGTTGTCCCTTTTGGTCAGGGATTTAAAGACATGTCTCCGCCAACAAAAGAATTAATGAAGCTGACTTTGGAAGAAAAGATAGCCCACGGCGGTCATCCTGTTCTCCGCTGGATGATGGACAATATCTTTATTAGAACCGATCCTGCTGGTAACATCAAAGCAGACAAAGAAAAATCCACTGAGAAGATTGACGGTGCTGTTGCCACAATCATGGCTCTTGACCGAGCGATCCGCTGTGGTGGAGCAACTAGTAATTCTGTTTATGATGATCGTGGTCTTTTAATCTTCTAATTCCATTTTCCATATGATACAATAAATGTAATAGGCTAAGTTTTTATGTAGATAAGTAGAATTATGTGAAGTAAGAGATATATTAAATTATATAGGGGGGAAGGGCTACTATGAATAGATTAAGATTAGTTTTACCGACTATGGAGTATAAAGGTGAAATTATGAATTATAAAAGAGAATTTATTAATAATGGGGATAGCATGGATGGGACTGCAGGGTTGAGAAATGCTGAAAATTTTGAGGAATGGTATAGTGCATTTTGTGATAATCTGAGAGAAGAAAGCGTAAGGGAAGGTTTGGTCCCAGCTACTACATTTTTAGCAATTTCTACTGATGATGGTCGTTTAATTGGGATGATTGATGTTAGGCATCGCTTAAATGATTATTTATTAAAATTTGGTGGACATATTGGTTATAGTGTTAGAAAGTCAGAAAGACAGAAAGGATATGCAACTGAAATGTTAGCATTAACTCTAAAAGAATGTATAAAATTAAATATTAAGAGAGTGCTTATCACCTGCGATAAGGATAATATAGCATCAGCGAAGACTGTTGTAAATAATGGTGGAGTATTAGAAAATGAAATCCCAGAAGAAAATGGGATTACACAAAGATATTGGATAAATTTAGATTAAGACATAATTATTTTTATATAAATGGCATACTTTTTATATTATATGATCTACAGTTATCATGAATTTAATAGTATCAAAATTAAGCATCTATCTCCAGAGTAGGTGCTTTTTTCATGCCCATTTTAAGGAGGTTGATGTCCATGGGAATACTGCAAGGGATATTTAAAGCCCGAGACAAGCCTAAAGATGCTCTTGGTGGCAGCCGCTACAGCTTCTTTTTTGGAAGCACCAGTGCTGGAAAACCAGTCAATGAACAAACCGCCATGCAGATGACCGCAGTGTATAGCTGTGTGAGAATCTTATCAGAGACGTTGGCTGGTCTACCGCTTCATGTCTATAAGTACAATGATTCAGGTGGCAAGGAGAAGAACCTAAAACACCCGCTTTACAAATTACTTCATGATGAACCAAATCCTGAGATGACTTCTTTTGCGTTTAGAGAAACGCTGATGAGTCATCTTTTATTATGGGGAAATGCCTATGCTCAGATAATTAGAAATGCACGAGGTGAAGTGGTTTCCCTCTACCCACTAATGCCAAACAAAATGACGGTCGATCGCGATTCAAGTGGTCGGCTTTTCTATTTGTACCAGCGTGGAAGCGAGGATGCTCCTACTCTCGGTAGAGACAATCAAGTCTATCTTTCACCATCAGACGTCCTTCATATCCCAGGACTTGGCTTTGATGGGCTGGTAGGCTATTCACCCATAGCCATGGCGAAAAATGCTGTGGGACTTGCCATAGCTACAGAGGAATATGGAGCTAAGTTTTTTGCTAATGGCGCCTCACCTGGTGGCGTCCTAGAACACCCTGGTACCATTAAGGATCCTCAGAAGATTAAAGAATCCTGGAACGCAGCCTATCAAGGAAGTGGCAATGCTCACCGGGTGGCTGTCCTTGAAGAAGGTATGAAGTATCAGCCTATTGGTATTTCACCTGAACAGGCACAGTTCCTTGAAACCAGAAAGTTTCAGATCAATGAGATCGCTCGCATCTTCAGAGTTCCACCTCATATGCTTGCTGACCTAGAAAAGTCATCCTTCAGTAACATCGAGCAGCAATCACTTGAGTTTGTAAAATACACCCTCGACCCATGGGTGGTTCGATGGGAACAGTCCATGTGTAGAGCGCTTCTCATGGAAAGTGAGAAACCTAATGTGTTTATCAAATTTAACGTGGATGGCCTACTGCGTGGTGATTATGTGAGCCGTATGAGTGGTTATGCCACTGCAAGGCAAAATGGTTGGATGAGCGCCAATGATATTAGAGAGCTAGAAAATCTGGATAGAATTCCCGAATCACTAGGTGGCGACCTCTACCTCATCAACGGGGCCATGACAAAATTACAGGACGCAGGCGCGTTCGCAAATACTAAAGAAACGGAGGAACCTAAATGAAGAAGTTTTGGAACTGGGCGCGTGACGAAAACACGGGCGTCCGAACACTTTATCTAGACGGCGTTATTGCAGAAGATTCATGGTTTGGCGATGATGTCACCCCTAAGGCATTTAAAGCAGAGCTTACTGCCGGTGAGGGTGACATTGTTATTTGGC